AAGCCTTAAATCACCAGCAGTATTTGTTGCAGTCGGAAACCAGTCTACTGGATTTTCTTGACTACTAAACCTTATAAGCAATGGATCTTGTACACCATCACCTTGTGTTGCAGACGAACTTCCACCGACACCATCACAACCAAAAGCTATAACATGACGATCTATATCAGATACTAGCACTTGTTTAGCTACAGTAGGAACACTTTTTTCTCCACTAAATGTGCTAGTAGCACTTAACTCAACACCTCGACCAGCTAATCCTAAACTCTTGTCCCAATAAAATAATCCTCCATCTCTTATATTAATTATAAGATCTTCACCAAAATTATCATGTGACCATAGACGTATCTGCGTTGTTACTGAAACTGTTGCAGCATCTCCCCAGCCAACGTAATCATTATCTGAGTCTGCGTTTCCCACAATTAAAAATACTGTGGCTCCATTTGCATGAGTATCTGCGTCAGTGCCACTTTGTCCTCTGGTTACTGTTAAATCATTTGTTGCTACATTTGTTACTTGAAGTATTTCTGAATCAATTAAAATAAAATCGTTGTTCGATATTCCAGTACCACTTGTAACAGTTAAAGTTGTATCAGAGTTACTAAATGTACCACCCTCATTGATAGTTGTTTGTAAAGCACCATTAGTAACGCCACCCCATGTACCAGCACCAAAGCCAGTACCTCCAATAACTTGATCTAATCCTACGTTAACTTGATAAGTACCTACCACACTACTTCCACCATTACCTGTGTCAGAAGAATTAGCAGCAACAGAAGATGTGATTGTATATGTATTGGCATCTAATATACTGACAATCTGAAATTCTGCATTTAAAACTGTAGCCGTTATTACGCCACCTAGACTCGCTGCTCCAGAAAAAGTAACAAAATCATTTTCAACTGCACCGTGACTTGTGTCTGTTACTGTTATTGTAGTGCTACCATTTGATGCAGAAAAGGTTACATCTCCAGCACTTGTAGTTTGTCTTATTGGAGTTATGTCATTAAAGGTCGTACCCTCTTCAATATAATATTTAAGATGTGTACCGATACCTAGAAAATTAGAGCTATCTAACCCTATCCAATTATGTAATCTTCTAGCACTACCTAAGTATTGATTAGGAGAATACTTTTCCCAACCACCTATCTTTTCTGGAAACCCCATACGAAAACGTATTTTATCACCATCAAAAAAACCACCTTCATTAGAGTATGATGTTACCTCTCTATTGATACCTGGTCTAAATTTTAATGCTTTTATCATGCTGTTGCTCCAGTTAAACTACCACTACCACTTGATGTTACATTACTTACACCTTGAATAGATTTACCACTTGCACCACCAGAAGCTCCACTTGTACCATTTGTTGGTGCAGTAGCTGGAAAGCTCACACTTGAACCAGAGCCATTGCTTCCAGTTCCTCCGTCTGATCCAGCCGCTCCAAATGCTCCACCAGTTCCTCCAGTTCCTCCAGCACCTGCATTATTAGAACCAGAACCACCACTTGACCCAGATGCAGCAGATTGATTGTACCCTTGTCCGACACCACCCGCTCCACCAGAACCACCATCTTGCGTTGCTAAACAAGTACCAGAAACAGCAGCACTTAATGTATTATAGTAAAAGTTTGGTGAGCTTGTTCCTTGATGTGCCGATGTTCCGAAAGCAGTAAAATAAGTTGTAGTTGAGGCTGTAATACCTGCTGTGCCACTGTTTGAAACCAAAGTGCCAGAACTCGATGTGCTTGTGCTTACTGATATTTGTGGAGTCCCATAGCCACTTCCATAGGAAGAGCTAATATTAGCTGAAACAGTGTATACGCCAGTGGTATTTGTTTGTGCAGAAAAATATATAGGACCTCTATTAGCACAAGCAGCATTAAGACCTGTGCCTGCACCGCCAAGTGAATTTAAATCAAACTCCGCTGGATTAATTCCACGACTAAATTGTGCTCCAATACCACCCCATAATCTGTCACCTACAACCCCAACACCATCTAAATTATTTCCAGAAGTTCCATAAGTTGTAAACCAACTTGGAGAATTGTTTTGTGGTGTAGACGAACCTCCGCCACCTTGATCTACTAAACTTGAAAATGTAGCGTTAGCCGTGTAAACACCTTTACCACCAGCACCGCCTGTGCCACCTCCGCCACCACCAGCTTTTATTGTGCCATTATTAACTAATGTAACCGCAACACTTCCAGCAACCTCAAGAGCATTGCCACCTGCCGCTCCTGCCGCACCACCAGCACCTTCAATACTTCCATTATTTGTTATGGTGATAGAACCGACACCATTGCTCTCTATTGTTAAAGCCGCATTAGATGTGCTTGTTGAACCCACTGTCTGAGATGAATCAACAACGATTTGTTTTGGATAATCTACTTCAAAGTCATCTCCAAAAACACTATCTGCACTTTGATTTGTAGCAGTTGATGAATAAGTTTTTCTAAAAGCTCTTTCTTTACCGTAAAAATCATTTAAAGATATCGCTCCAGAAGCAGGAACGCCTGCTGATAAGTTTGTAGAACTATTATTACCTGCGTTTGCACGAACAAAAGAACCACCTAGATAAAACTCAGTTAAGGCTCTACTTGGAAAGTTAGTGCCTGGATTGTACTCAGATTCAATATCTTGAAATGATATTGCTCCAGATGATTGTAATGCCGCCATTAGACAGTTCCAAAAGCTGTGATGTTATTTGCCGATGTTACAGCTCCGTTAGAAGCTAGTTTAAATACTGCTGTTCCATTATATTTAAAAAGTAAATCATTATCGCCAGTATCTAATTCGATTGACCATTTACTAGAACCAAACAATATAGCATTTCCATTTGTATCTAAGTTACCTCCAAGTTGAGGAGTTGTGTCTCCTAATAAATCTGTAGGTATAGAATTTACGTTAGAGTTTGCACCAGTGCCATCTGCAAACACAATAGATGATGTGCCATTGGCAATAGTAACAGTGGATCCAGAACCACCACCTTGTTTTATGGTAGCTGTTTGACCAGTACTGTTTTTAATAAAAAACCATTTTTGTTGATCATTTGGGTCAAAAGTTAAATCAAATGCACCGCTTGGAGATCCACTCAATAGTAATACTTTGTAATGTCCGTTGGACAATGAACCATCACTCGTGGTCAAAGTTGTATTACCACTTATGGTTAAGGTAACAACTCCGTTTAAAGTTCTGTCAATAATATCAAAGTTTGTATTGGTCGTTGTACCCCAAGTTCCAGCTTGTTCTCCAGAACCTATTTTTTCTATTCCAGTATTACTCGTATATGTTGATGCCATTATAACCTCATGCGTTTATTTCTGTGTATGTTTCTGTACCACTCGGTGTTATCTCCGTCCATGTCTCTGTGCCGCTTGGCGTTATCTCAGTATAAGTCTCATTTGCTGTTGGCACAATAGCTACATACAGTATATCTCCAGAAGTTGTTTTTGTAAAATTTAAATCTTGTGAAGACACACCAGAGAGGATAGCTGTGCCAGAAGTTGTTTTTGTAAAGATGCTAGACATAGTAACATCTGTAAAGTTAACTACTTTTATATCTTCAGTGGTTTGTGTAAACAGAGAACTGAAGTCTATAACACCACTAGATATTGTGCTTATTTCTATTGTTGAGGTAAAGTTACCACTTAATGATGAAACACCAACAAGTGTTCCAGATCCTATGCTTGAGCTAGTGCCAAGAGCACTCATTTCTGCTGTAGCGAGAAGTAAAACACCTCCTACATTTGCAAAAGCGGCTTCAGCAAAAGAGGAGTTACCAAACATTTAATTTCCCATCAATGCGTTTATTTCATCGTCATCTAGACCAAGTGCTTTTAATTTGGTTATGGCTGATGTTTTTTTTGTTTCTTTATTTTTTTCTTTTGTTTCAAATGCAGTTTGCAACTCAATTGCTTTTGTCTGCACTTTGTCCCAATCAATAGATACTTCTTTACCATTTTTATTCCATACAGTTATAGCATCCTTAGTATCTCCATTTATAGTACAGGCATCTGCATATAATTTTCTTATAGCATCGTGCATCATGCTGAAACCTCCATAACTGTAATAGAGCTAGTTGCTCTACCATCGTAGTTTGCATTGTCACTATCTCTATAAGATCTGTTTACTCCACAACCATCTGAAGATGTAGTTGCTATATAAAAAGCATAAGTTGTTGCACTCGTTGTGCTTGGGCTATCTAAAAATTGACCTGCTAAAACGTGTTGTTCTCCAGGTTGTGTGTTGTTTACTACATGAGTTGCACCAGTTCTGTTACTTGCAGCGTCAGCAACAAGTATATTTGTTGATGTTCCTCTTCTTAAAAATAAATAGGTATGACCAGTATCAACATTATGTCCTACAGATAAATTCCATTTAACAAGAACTTTATGAGAAGTTGATTTTGGTGTAATATTAACAGATAGTCCAGTAACAATTATTGGTGTAGATAGAGGTGCTCCACTACTATTTGTTGAAAATGAGTCAGTTTTAACAGTTTGAACAACTTGCAAAACTCCACCTGAAGCTATCATCTTTGCTAAATCTGCTGCTTTACTCATGCTAAGTCTCCGTGAATTGTGCAAGTAATATGGTCTAAATCTATATTACTATTACTACCATCTCTTGTTCTTGTGGCTAAAGATGTGGTAGCAACACTAGTGCTTCCTGTGTTTTGTTGACTTACCCCACCAAAGCAGTAAGAGTAAGATGTATTACCCATAGTGGTTGTTAGTGCGACAGTATAATCTCCAGTTCCACCATCAGTCACAGAACCACCATTAAATGAATCATGTAAAGCAGGAGTTCCAGTTCCATCTAACTGCCACCATGCTCTAGCTGTTCCATTATGAACCATGCTTACAGCAGTGGAATTATTACTACTTGCATCTGTTATTGTGTTTACTCTTAATATACTAGCCATTATGCTAAATCTCCGTGTCCTGCAAG